GATTATACGCCTAAACGTATAGAAGACCCCGCCAGTGGAAATTATGTAGCTATGCGAGGCATTACAGCTAAGACTATGGAAGACTTTGGCGTACAGACTTACTCTGATCGTCAGGAATATGTGTACCCCAGCGGGGGAATTAAAGTACGCAAGCTAGACGAGAAGGTATTCTACACTAAGGATGGCTTTAAGGGTGATGAGCTATTCGGTATGAACCTGTTTACTGCTGGCAGCTCTAAGATGGTAACAGTTACTGAGGGTGAATTAGACGCTCTCTCAGTAGCCCAAATGCTTAAGAGCCAATACACCAACCCTGTAGTATCTTTACCCTCTGCTACTCCCTCTAAGAAGCTCTGGGAGAAGTGTACAGAGTGGCTCAACAGTTTCGATAAGATTATCCTATCTGTAGATAGCGACGAGGCTGGGAATGCTGTAGCTGATCGTATGGCTAAACTGTTTCCTAACAAGGTCTACCGTGTACCACACGACAAGTTCAAGGATGCTAACGAGTTCCTGACTAATAATGCAGCAGCAGAATTTAAGAGTGCTTGGTGGAATGCTAAGAAGTATACACCTGAGAATGTTCTTAATAGTACTGAGGATTTCATAAGCCTATACACAGATACCCCTGAGCATCAGTATGTACCAACTGGTATTATAGCTTTAGACGATAAGATCTTGGGTTTGATGCAGGGTCACTTCACAGTCATTAAAGCTCCTACAGGTATTGGTAAGACTGAGATTATGCGTTACCTAGAATACAATATGTTACAACATAACATCCCATTTGCCGCATGGCACTTGGAAGAGACTAAGCTACGATCTTTACTTGGTCTTGTGTCGTACCAGCTAAAGGATAATCTGACACGTAGAGATCTTATTGAAGAGAAACAAGCAGAGGATGATGTCATACGTGCCATTAAAGAGCTAACTAAGGATGAGCTATTCTACCAGTTCTATCTAAGTGATGGTCAAGGTGCTGATGATCTATGCGACCAGATTAGATACTTTAGTCAAGCATGTGGCTGTAAGTTTGTATTCTTTGAGCCTATCCAAGATGTAGTATCAGGTCAGTCAGAAGAGAGTAAAGAGCAGATGTTAGCTGACTTATCGGTCAGGTTATCTAAATTATCAGCGGAGTTAAACGTAGGTATCGTAACTATTGCTCACACTAACGACAATGGTGACCCTAAGTACTGTAAGATGATTGGACAACGGGCATCAGTAATACTAGACCTCTCCCGTGACAAAGAGGCAGAAGACTTACAGGAACGTAATACAACGCACATAATAGTACAGAAAAACCGTCCATGCTCAGAAGAAGGTAGGGCTGGTATGATGCGGTTCAACTCAGAAACATTTACACTACGAGAGGTTATATAATGAAAAACTCGCAGTCAGTTTATGAAGGTACAGAGGCAGAAAAACTATTTCGTAAGTTACGTGGAGATAACTTTGTTCGTAGAGCAACCAGAGAAGAGGATATGAATGAACACTGGGATGTACTTGATTCTGAATTTGGACGGGTAGATGTTAAAGCCGCTAAACGTAAATTTAGAAGTGGCCCAGTTGACTATACAATTTGGTGGGAACTAAAGACTGTTAAACGTCCACCAAACTGGAAATCAAAATCTGGATGGGGTGTACCAAATGAGGTTGACAGGTTAATTGCAGTACGTGCAGAGGACGCATTCTATCTAGTGAACCCAAGTGATATAATAAAGCCACTAAGAGAGAAATGCACTGAATACTATAGGGGTGATTTTGGTTTACATAGTAGGCCAGATAGGGGCGATTTAATGACCATATTACCTCTAAGTTTCATAGTTGAAAACAGTGTTGGAAAGGTTAGAACTTAATGCCAGTATTTGATATAGAAACAGATGGACTAGATAGCACTAAGATTCATGTAATCTCTTGGATGGATGACCAAGGAAATGTGCAACACACACATGACTATGTAGCTATGCGTATCTTCCTTGAGGAAGCACCAATCCTGATAGGACATAACATTGTAAGGTTCGACATCCCCGCAGTGGAAAAGGTGCTAGGCGTTAAGATTACAGCAAAGCTAGTGGATACGTTAGCTCTGTCTTGGTATCTAAACCATAGTCGGAGCTTAGGTGATCACAATTTAGCATCCTATGGTGAGGAGTATGGGGTACCTAAGCCTAAAGTAGAGGATTGGGTGGGCTTAACACCAGAGGAGTATGCTCACAGGTGTAATGAGGACGTTAAGATCAACGCTAGACTATGGCGTGACTTGGACATCAAACTTAAGAAGCTATACCCTGATGAGGATGAGAAGTGGCGTTTCACTGACTACCTTACTTTCAAGATGCAGTGTGCAGCGGAGCAAGAGGCTCTACAGTGGAAATTAGATGTAACCAAAGCTAAGGGGCATCTAGCGGAATGGGAAGCTATGAAGGCTGAGAAGATTGAGCAATTAGCCGATGCTATGCCTAAGCGTGTCCTTACTAAGGTACAACAAAGACCAAAGGTAATGTACAAGAAGGATGGTGAGCTATCTTCACATGGCGAAAGGTTTGAGGAACTACGCAAAGAATATAAGCAGCCAGAAGGTGTACAGTCCTTTGTCGTTAAGACAGGTGAAGAACGGGCTAATCCTAATTCACCCCCTCAAGTAAAGGATTGGCTGTATTCTATCGGGTGGAACCCAAGTACCTTCAAGTTTGAAAGGGGCAGTGATGGCGAAGAGAAACAAATACCACAGGTACGAAAGGATGGAGAACTATGCCCGTCAGTCAGAAGATTGGCCTCTGTCGACCCTGCTGTGGTCATCCTTGATGGGCTTTCTGTTCTCAGCCATCGTATTTCTGTTCTTAAAGGCATGGTTGATGCAGAGCGTGATGGATACGTGCAAGCAACAATCGCAGGATTTACCAACACAATGCGCTTCCGTCATGCAAAACCCCTAGTCAATCTACCCTCAGTGGAAAAGCCCTATGGCGCTGAGATACGTGGGTGTCTGACTGCACCTGATGGCTACACTTTATGTGGGGCTGACATGACTAGCTTAGAGGACACAACCAAGCGTCACTACATGAAACCACTAGATCCTGATTATGTAGCTGAGATGAGTAAAGAGGGCTTTGACCCACACTTAGACTTAGCTAAACATGCTGGTGTTATCACACAAGATGACATCAACAAACATAACTCAGGGGAACGTAGCTTGAAGTCACTACGCAAGAACTACAAGGTAGTGAACTACAGTGCTACATATGGCGTAGGAGCGCCTAAGCTGGCCCGTGAGACAGGTATGAGTGTCAAAGAGGCTAAGACCCTTCTGGAAGCCTTCTGGTCACGTAACTGGTCAGTAACTAAGGTAGCTGACAGCCTACGCACTAGAGAGTTATTTGGCAGCATGTGGGTGCAGAATCCAGTATCTAAGTTCTGGTACAGCTTACGAAGTGAGAAAGACCGCTTCAGTACACTTAACCAAAGTACAGGTGTCTACTGCTTTGATAACTGGGTTAAGGGTTGTCGTGAGAAGGGTATCAAGACCATTGGTCAGTTCCACGACGAAATTATAGCTTTAGTAAAGAAAGGTGATGAAATGGAGACAAAAATAAATATGGAGTACTCTATACAAGATCTCAACAAACAACTGAATCTAAACATAGACTTAGGGATTGACGCTCAATTCGGAAGTACATATGCCGATATACATTAGTAAAAATATTTATATCTTATAGGGTATAAAAATCTTATATGGGTCTATATAGTATATTACCAGCCTTAACGAAAGGAACTCGATATGGGTAAGAAAGTTTACGTAGATTGTGAGTTAGAGTGGACAAAGTTACGTCCAGAAGACCGTGACATGGGTCCAAATGATGGATCAGATATGGCTAAGAACTTTGATGCTAAGAAGGGTATTTATGTTGTAAACTGTATCATTGATGAAAGCACTAAATCTAAGATGGTTGCCGATGGTATCCCAAACAAGGGGTTACAGGCTCAACTCTTCAAGACTAATAAAGAGGGTAAGCAATTCTATAAGGCTACTCGACCTCACTTTAATCCTAAGTTCAAGAATCAAGATACAGGGGAGCAAGGTGTTGAAATGGGACCACCCGTTATGCTCAAGATGGTAGATGGAGAGTATCTACCTTGGGATTGGGAGAGTGACGGTCTTATAGGTAATGGTACTAAAGCCACTGTTAAGTTTGATGTGTGGGACAATAAGATTACTACGCTAGAGAAGGTTTGTGTTACTGAGCATGTAGCTTATGAAGCAAGTGAAGAGGCAGTTTTTTAATGGAAAACTCAAATGAGCTTACTATTTCATACAAAGATGAGTTTGGCACGGTTACTGTTGTAAGGCATGATGTAGAAGATTTATATAGCCTATCTCATGCTTATACTGATGCTACTAAAGCTATAGGTTTTTCTTATGTTGAATCGGTAGGATTTGAGAAGGATGATGGCAAGATGGTGTTTGGAGACTTCTAATGGGTAAGCGTAAGGTTCTGATCGACGGTGACATTGTGGCCTATCGGTCAGCCTTTGCTACTCAAGACTTGTTCCCAAAGGATGCAGAAGAGAAAGCTGAGATCCTTCTTGACTACATCTTAGAAGAAACACTGGAGTTCCCTACCCCAGATCAATACGAGATCTATCTTACGGGGTCAGGGAACTTTCGACATCAAATAGCAAAGTCATACGAGTATAAAGGTAACCGTAAGTCAGCAGAGAAACCTATACACCTGTACCATATCCGACAATACATGGTAGATAAGTTTGATGCTATAGTGAGTGAAGGAGAAGAAGCTGATGACCTTATAGCAATAGAAGCAACAAGACTTGGACCTGATACTGTCGTTGCCTCAATAGACAAAGATATGTTACAGATACCTTGTCACCACTTTAACTTTGGTAAGAATGAGTGGAAAACAGTAGATGACTGGGCAGGACTACAGTTCTTCTACAACCAGATCTTAACAGGCGATAGGGCTGACAACATAATTGGTTTATATCGTGTGGGGCCAGTTAAAGCTACAAAGATGTTAAGTGAGGCTAAGACTGAAAAGGACTTGTGGGAAGCCTGTGTTAAAGCCTATGACGGTGATGTAGATAGGGTAATAGAGAATGCTAGACTACTATGGCTTAGACGTAAAGAGGGCGAGATATGGCAACCACCAGTGAACGTAGAAGACACGCAATAAAGAATGGCTACAGATCTGGTTTAGAGGATGACATAGCTAAGGATCTTAAGGACAGGGG